AAATATGAATAAACCTAAATAATAAGTTGAAATATTAAGTTATATAATGTAAGTTTTCGAATCCTGATGCCCCCCGTTCAAATCGGGGTAGGAGTACCATAAGCATTGATATAACTTAAATTGTGAAATGATAATATTTATGTTTGCCGACATTTATCACATTTTTATCACATTAAGAATATCAATGCTCTTTTCTTTTTGTTCTTTTCGAACATGAGTATATATATTGCTAGTAACCTCAATGCTGCTATGCCCTAATAAAGAGGAAACAGTCTTTAGGGGAATGTTAGCTTCGAATTGTTTGGTTGCATAAGTATGTCTAAGTGCATGAAATTTTATATATTCAACTCCACAACGCTTTAAAAATCTTTTCCAAGCTCTAGATATATTACTGTCATTTATTAATTCTCCATTTTCAGTAAGGAAAAGATAGTTATCGTTAGAGCAGTTCCAACTATCTCCTGCCTTAAGCTTATTAATAGATTTTTTAGCTTTTATATGCTTTATAACTGGAATCAATGAAGTCGGATACGGGATATCTCTTATTGAACCTTTTGTTTTAGGAATTTGAGATATTGTTTTTATTGTTCTATTATCTTCCTTATCAATAAAAGTTATAGTGCTGATAGTTCTTCTTATATGAATTAATTTGTTATCCTCGTCAAAATCATTCTCATTAAGCCCTAGAGCTTCTCCACGACGCATACCGGTAGAAATACATAGTAAAGCTAAGTCTTTGATTGTAGAGTCTTCTGGGCTATTTAAAATAGCATAAAGGTCTTTATCACTAAATACTTCAACTTCTTTTTGAGGTTCTTCATACTTTCCAGGAATAACTAATCCAGTACAGGGATTTTTTATTATATAGCCTTCGTTTACAGCATATGAGAAAAAGCTCTTTAATAATTTGTTAAGATTAAATATTTGACTTACGCTTTTTCCTTCTTCCTTCAGGTCATTATAATATCTTTGTATGTTTAGAGATTTAATATTGTATATTGGCAACGGAGCAATAGGGGAGTTTTTTATATAGTTCCTATATATGCCCTCATATCGCTCAAATGTGCTTGGTTTGATTTTACTTGATACTTTTACTACTTCAAACAACCAAATTCTCATATACGAGCCGAGAAAGGCATTTCTGTGGTTGTTAGATAGCCCCATCTTTAGCCCATCTAAATATTCTTCCATTTTCTTTTTAGCTTCTTTTTCAGATTTACCATAAAAAGTTTTTCTGATGTATTTGCCATTAGAATCTTTACCAATAGAACATGATACACGAAAATATTTTTTTCCGTTAACTTCACAATTAGTTTTAACAGCCATTTAACCATCTCCTTTACGAATATGTGTTCTTTTTGTGTTTATAAAAAAATAGTCATGAAATTAGACTATTCTTTATTCTGTAATATTATTTTTTTGTAGTTCAATTGCTTTTGACAATCTTTCTTTAAACTTATTTAATTTTATAGGAACATCTTTACGGGGAGAATTTGTTTCTAAATATGAAAATACATCTATAGCTTTATTTAAAACACGAATTTCATTCTTATAGTCTTTTTGTTTTCTATATAATATAGCCAATCTATCATAAGGACTATTACCATCAAAATTATAATTGATACTTTCTTCATATAACTCAATAGCTTTTTCAATATTTCCATTCTTCTCAAAAGCCATTGCTTTTTTATTAGCTTCGTATCCATTTTCTTCATCAATACAAATATTATCAGTATAAGTTTGTTGATCATCATCAAAATTTTGGTCAATAGAAAAGCTTTCTGTAGGCTTTTTTTTCAAAAAATTAAATATCCTCATAATCTCATCCCTTCTAAAATACATTAATATATCTTCGTTATAATATTTATAAAAAATAATGCAATAGTTCCTTTACTCTATTTGGTAAGCAATTATTGTTTAATGATTCATAAGAGCTATTATTAATATAGTTTAAATACATATATGTGGCATATAAATCAGCTTGGAATTCTTCTTTTAACATTGAAGTCACAGAAGAATTTAGAAGCAGTGTGTTTTTATGCCCTAAAAAGTAATGAGCTAACTCATGAAAAAGAGTAAAATTAAACATTTCCTTTGAAAGATTTTCATTTATAACAATCATTTGTTTGTTTGGGGAAATATATTTATAAAATCCATTAACCGAATTTGTTAATGGTAAAATTTTAAATTCAACTCTTTTTAATGAATTAACTATGTCTATTGGTTTTATACTTTCATAAGTATTTATAACGTCATCTGCAACGTCTTGTATATATCTATAAATACTCAACCCATCCACCCCTTGTGATTACCTATATTTTTTTGGCGTAAATTTCTTCTTATTTTTTATTTTTATAGATTCAAGTGTAATCTTTAAAGCGTTTTCTATTGCGAAATAATCTTCTTCTGTCAATATATTTTTATTTTTAGAAAATGACAGTGATAGTTCATCAAGTATTTTTTGAGCTTCTATATCAATATTTTCTTGCTCTTTTATTGTAAGAGAGTAGTCTCTTTCTTTTTTTTCTATATTTTTAGTATCACCTTCAGATAAAAGATAATCAACAGTAACTCCAAAGAAGTCAGCAATTTCTCTTAGTTTTTCAGAACTAGCACCTTGTCTATTGCTTTCTATCATTCCTATAGAAGATGTGCTTAAACCAACATTTTGGCCAAGTTCTTTTTGAGTAATTTTCAAAGCTTTTCTAAGTTCTTTTATTTTATCACCTAACATAACAATTCACCTCATGAGATAATTTTATCATAATTACCGATAAAATCAATAGAAAAATTAAGCTAATTTTATTAATACCGAGAAAGAGAAAGATATTTTGAAAATAACTCGCTTAAACCGAGAATATGCGCATTTACTATTCTCGTTAAAACCGATAAAATACAATCATACAAAGACAAACAAATCACCTAACATAATAAAATTGTCTTGTAATTAAAAAAAGGAAGGAGGTAGTAGTAATGAAGATAACACCAATAAAGCTTAGAAGGATAAATGCTGGACTTGAAACAAATGAGGCAGTAGAAAGGTTAAAGATAAGTAAAAGTACATTTTATAAATTAGAGCAAGGACATCAAAGTCCATCGGCAGAGTTAATTGCAAGAATGGCAAAGGTATATAGTTGTACAACAGATGAAATTTTCAAGGATTTTAAGATTACAGGATAGGAGGCAAGGACTATGAAGGAAATTGTTTCATTATTGAAAGAAATACTACTTTCTTTAAACAATAAAAATTCTGAAAAGAAAACATTAAATATAGTCGAAGCTAGTTCTTACAGTGGGATTGGTCAAGATAAGATTAGAGAGCTGATAGATAAAACAAATACAGATTTTCCGTTTTTCAAAGTAGGTAGTAAATCAAGAATAAACAAAAAATTATTAGATCTATGGCTTGAGAAGATAAGCAAAGAACACAGAGTTATATAGAAGAAAGGAATAAATAATGAGAACAGTACCAATAAAGGTTAGAGCAGCAGTAGAGAAATATGTAGAGGGAGAGCTATCAAGAAAAAGAGATATAAGTTATGACGAGCTTAATGCCTATATAGAAAGCAATTGTAAAATTCAAATAATAGATGATGGGTTATTACATGAGCTTATTGTACAAGCTAGAAGGAATATAGGATTTGTATACATAGAAAGTGAGGAAGAATAGATGGTTAACTTAGATAAATTACCAGTAGATGAATTGCTATTTTATGCAATAGCGACATCAATAATAGCAAAGGCAGAGATATCAGCAAATGGGTTAGATGGTAAAGAAAGAATAGGGATATATTTAGATTCAGAAAATGATGTATCGTTGTTTGTTACAGAAGATTTAGAAGCTATAGAAGTAGTTATAGGCAATGGAATTATTGAGTCATATACAAAAGATTCAAATTCAATGTTTGTATTAGCTCACATGGTTAAATTTATAAATAATGAGTTTGAAGAAATAGAAGGGGTAGAAAGCGAGGTGGAATAGATGACAAAAGAAAATGTTGTAAAACAATTAAAAGACTTAAAAAGTGAAGCAGAATATCAATTAAGATATGATCCTGATAATGATGTTTGGATTGATGATTACAATGCTTTAGATCTTGCTATAAAAGCAGTTGAGAATAAAAAAGATAACCTAGGATTTTGGGTGGGATTTGGATTCTGTTCTCTGTTCTGGTTACTTATATATTTCTTATATCACTTATAAAGGAGGAAATGAAAATGATAAATGTAGAGGAGCATTTAGGTTTAGTTCATTCAATTTGTAAGAAGTATAAAAATTCTATGCTTGAATATGATGACGCAGTTGGTTATGGAATGATTGGGCTAGTAAAAGCATCAAAGAGTTTTGATGAAACACTAGGATACAATTTTTCAACTTATGCAACGTTCTACATACGAGGAGAAGTATGTCAAGCCATTAGGGATAAGGTTGGATTGATTGGAAGTAGAAAAGAAAAAAGCGAAGGAAGAGCAAAAATAGCAGTACCATTCTCTTTGCTTATGACAGAAGGTGAGGGCGAAGACAAGGATATGATGTTTGAAATACCTATTGATGATACGTTTGTAGATAATATAGTAGTTACTTCTGATATTAGAATAGCTATAAGCAAATTATCTAAGTCTGAAAAAGAAATTATATTTAAACGATTCTGGGAGGAAAAAAGCCAAGTAATGATATCTAAGGAACTAGGAATATCGCAGGCTGGAATTTCAAGGAGACTAAGAAAGGCTTTGAATAGTATAAGTTCAGATATAGGGATTGGAGGTATAGTGAATTGAATAAAATTAAGAAATTAATTAGAGGTCAAAAGAAATTTTCAAAGAAAGGGGATGTAAAAATAAATATTTTAATCAATGAAGTTAGAAAAAGAGAAGTCGAACCTATAAATACTCATAGAGATTATATAGTAAGTAGAGTAAAAGCTGAATCACAATATCTAGTAGAAACTCAAAGTACTATAAGAGAAGTTGCTAAAGTATTTGGAGTATCAAGATCAACTGTTCATAGAGATTTAGTACAAAGGTTACCAAAGATTGATTTAGGTTTATTTAATAAAGTTTGTAGAGTTTTAGATTACAACTTAGAAGAAAGAGCTGTAAGGGGTGGAGAATCAACTAAAAGAAAATATTTAAAAGAATGCAGGGGCATTGATGATAAAAAGAAAGTTACCCAGGCACCGACCAAAGTATCCTAGGTAACAGGTTAAAAATCTCACAGTTATTATAACACAAAAAAAGATTTAGGAGGCAAGTATATGAATAATTTATTAATAGAAAATGATCTTATTGATCAAAGAGAAGGTTTTAAAATTGAAAATTTAGAAGGAGCAACTTGGGCATTTAGAAAACTTAGGGCAATAGAGAATAAGGAAGCTGATATAAAAGCTACAGCAGAAGAAGAAATGGCTAGAATAACATCTTGGAGAGATGCAGAGTTAAATCAATATGAAGCAGATAAGCAATACTTTAGCTTCTTACTTGAAGAGTATTACAAGAATGAGAGGGCAAAGGATAAGAAGTTTAAGTTATCTACACCATATGGAAAAGTTACAGCTAGAAAGAGCAGCAAGTGGAATTATGAAAACGAGGAAGCTTTAGTTAAGTATCTTAAAGATAATAAGCCAGAGTTAGTTAGAGTTAAGGAAGAGGTTAATAAGACAGAACTTAAGAAAGTGTTTAAAGATGGAGTAGATAAGGAAACTGGAGAAGTACTTCCATTTGTGACTATAGAAGAAACTGAAACTATTACAGTGAAAGTAGAGTAGGTGTTTAGATATGGCAGGTGTATCTGTCTTACTTAACTTAACTAATGGAAAGACTGATCCAGTAGTAACACATCATAATGATTCAATTATATTGGCTTTTTATCAAGGTGAGTATTTAATTTTACAACTTGAATTAAATAAAGAAGATTTATGGGCATTCCCAGATAGCTTATTGAAGGAAATGAAAGAGAAAACAACAGATGAATGGGAAGAAGAGTGCTTGAGATTAAGCTATGAGAATAAGGAACTTAAAGAGCAGATAGAAGCATATGAAGAAAATTTTCAAGAGTATAAAGATAAATTACTTGGAAGTTGTGGACCATTTTAGATAGGAGGATGAATATATGGGATTACCAGTATTAATACTTGGAGAAAGTGGAAGTGGTAAAAGTACAAGCCTTAGAAATTTTGAAAAAGATGAAGTAGGAATTTTCAATGTAGCAGGTAAACCACTACCTTTCAAAAAGAAACTTAACAAGATAAATAATGCAAAATATGAGCATATCACAAAGGCTTTAAGTAAGCCTACGTTAAAGAGATATGTAATAGATGACAGTCAATACCTAATGGCATTTGAAATGTTTGATAGAGCTAAAGAGGTTGGTTATAACAAGTTTACTGATATAGCTCTTAATTTTAGAAATCTAATACAGTTTATTATCACTGGAACACCTGATGATGTAATAGTTTATTTTCTTCATCATTGTGAAACTGGTGATAATGGAAAAATTAAAGCTAAAACATCAGGAAAGATGATAGATAGTCAATTAACCTTAGAAGGATTATTTAGCATAGTACTGCTATGTGAAACAGATGGAAGTTCACATAAATTTATAACTCAAAGTGATGGATTTACAACCTGTAAAAGTCCAATGGATATGTTTGAGAGAGAAATAGATAATGACCTTAAATTAGTCGATATGGCTATTAGAGAATATTACGAATTAAATGAAAGTGAGGAGTAAATATGGAAAATCAAATAAGTAAAGAAAGAGCAGAGGAGTTAGTTAAAACTATCTTAGAAAAGCGAGAGCAGTCAAAGGATACCAAAGCATATATTACTGGAGCAAAAGAAGAACTAGAACAATTTTTAATTCAAAATGATTTGACTGAATGGAAGTGTAAATATGGAACAGTTAAGATTGCTGATTCAGTAAGAGAAGGATTAGAAAAAGAAAAAGTTGAAGCTGCTATAACAAAGATTAATAACAAAGAAATAGATAGCATTGATATAAAAGATTTATACAAAGAGATAGATGTTCATTCAATAAGCATTAAAGCATCGAAGGAGGAAATTTAATATGCAAAAACCACAAGGATATGATAATGTACAAGCTTTTGGATCATTTGTGCCATTAGAGTTAGGAGGGCACATATGTGTTGTTAAAAAAGTTGAAGAAACAAAAACAAGAGGAACTAACAAAGATATGTTGGTGATTTATATTGATACTCACTCAACAGATAAACAACCTAACTATTATACAGATAGTTATAAGAATGATACTAGGGAACCTAAGAAATGGCCTATAGGTGGAACTGTAAGGCAGCTTGTATTAGATAAGGATGGAAATACATCAAGAGGTTTTAAGACTTTTATAGAAATGGTAGAACAATCTAATCCAGGATTTAAAGTTCAATGGGGAGATAATTTCTGCAATTGCTTTAAGGAAAGATTAGTTGGTGGAGTTTTCGGAAGAGAGCAATATTACAACAGTTATGGAGAAGAGAAGTTTTCAACTAAGTGCACAGGGTTTAGAACTGTAGAGGATGTAAAAGAAGGTAGAGTTGAAGTACCTAAGGATAAGCTTTTAAATCCAAGTAATAATAGCACAACTTCAAATGGATTTGATGACTTTACACCAGTAAACGATGAAGATATGCCATTTTAGAAGGAAACTGATAAGGGGGTAGGTTATTGCCTACCCTTTTATAGAAAAGAGGGATAAGATGAATTACAGATTTACAGATAAAGAGATAGACAATATAAAGAAGAACACAACAATTATTGTTGATACCAGAGAGCAAAATAATAGTCACATTTTAAGTTGGTTTGATAAGCATAAGATTAAATATATAGTTAAGAAACTCGAATTTGGTGATTATTCTTGCATGCTACCTAAGGGCTCATTTAAAGGACAAGATAGAGATATTTACTTTGATATGGATATTGCAATAGAGAGAAAGGCCTGTATAGATGAACTTGCATCAAATTTTAAGGATGATGGTGTAAGGATAAAAACTGAAATGGCACATTTAAATATGCATAAAATTAAGTTTTTTATTTTAGTAGAAGATCCTAACTATGATGTAAATATTAGAACAGGAAATTATAGAAGTGAATACAATCCAAAATCACTTTATAACAGAATAAAGAAGGGAATTGAACTTAGATATAATACTTTGATAAGACCAATAAGCAAGGATGTAATTGGGAGTGAAATATATAACACTTGTGAGGCGTATATTTATGAAACTCTTAAAACTAGAGGATACTGTTCAGAGATAAATTGGAGAGAAGAAGAGAACATTTGGGAGGATGAGAAGTTTGAATGTAATTAGTAGAGATGAAGAATTATTAATTTGTAACAAGGCTGTTAATACATTTGGGCAGGCAATACAAAAGGTGGTTGCTATGGAAGAATGCGCAGAACTTATTAGTGCAATTAACTATAGAATGATGGATAAAGAAGATAACATTGTAGAAGAGATTGCAGATGTAGAAATAATGTGTACTCAGTTAGAAATAATGTTCAATACAGGCAATACATCAACTTATCAAGTTGAGTGGGAGTGCTCAGAAGAAGAGTTAATATTAAATGTTGCGATAATGCTTTTAACAAGACTACAAATCTGTATAAGTAAGTCACTAAGAGATAAAGACAATGGGTTAAATAGAAGCATAGGAGAAGTTCAAGGAATTTGTAAGCAATTAAGAAATATGTTTAATGAAGATGAGATTGATAAATTTAGAAATGAGAAACTTCAAAAACTAAAGGAGCTTGTATGGTAATGAAAGATTATTTAAGTACAACTGAAAGATTAAATATTATAGCAGCTCTTAAGGTCGCAGAAATGACAGAACAGTTTGTTCAAGGTGACCTATTTACTGCTAAGGAAAAAGGTGATCTAAAGAGAAGCGTTACTTATCTAGTTAAGCCTATACTAAATGGAGTTTTACCAAGATTAAATAAAACTGCTATAAAATCATTCAATAAAGCAATAAAACAAACTCAAATATTTGTAAGTAGTAAGTATGAAATAGATACCTACAAGAAAAGAGTATCTAGTGAAATTGAAGCAGCATACGAGGAGAATAAAGATTATTTCAAATTAGTTGAATTAATACTTCATTACAACTGCAGAAATTGTACTAAAAGTTGCTCAGAATGTGAAATTTATAAAGAATTTGAAGAGAAGTGTATTCCAGAGTTTACAGGAACTGAAAATGTAGGGAAGTGTAAATATAGTTTCAAAGATTAATTAGAAAAGAGGTAAGTAATTTGGAGAAGAAAGAGCAAATTTTATTAACGCTTAAAGGAAGATTTAATTACTGGTTAATAAGAAGAATAAATGCCGAACATTACTTTGAAACTCACCCTGATGAGGTAAATAAAAAATACGTACATCAATTTGATTTAATAACTCAAAAATTAAGTGAAACTCAAAGAATATTAGAAGCAGTATTAGAGAGAAAGCTTACAGAAAGAGAAATTACAACAGGACTAAAGATATAGGAGGTGAGATATGTGGAATTGCAAGATATAAATTTAATGGATCTTATAGAATCTGAAACAGGAAGTAGATTTAACAGGGAGGGATATATATGCTGTCCATTCCATGCAGATAAAACACCTTCACTATCAGTAAAATTCTTTCCAGATGCAAATAAGCAAAGGTTTAAATGCTGGGGATGCAATGAGCAAGGAGATGCAATAGATTTTATTTCAAAACTTAATAATAAGTCTTATATTGAAGCAAGAGAATACTTAGGATTAGAAGTTACTAAGAGCAATGATGAAAGTTTAGAAGATAAGGTGAAAGACTATATTGAATGGCAACTTCAAAATAATAAAAGAGGTTATAAATTATTAGGCTTATTTAAATTTGTTGATATAAATAATAAAGCTATTTATTGGAAAGCTAAATTTAGAAAACCTGATGGTAAAAAGGAAACACCTTATTATCATATTGAAGGTGATAAAGTAATTAACAATCGAGGATCAGATGAAGTTCCATATAATTTATATAACACATTAAGAGGAATAGAGGAAAACAAGGTTATCGTCTTTGTAGAGGGCGAAAAAGATGCAAATATGATAAATAATACCTTTAAAAATAAAAACTTTGTAGCAACCTCAATAAAGGGGTGTAAAGACTTAAGTGTTATTAATACAGAAAATATGAAGGTTTATGTCCTAGGGGATACTGGAGAAGCAGGAGAGAAATACAAATATAAGATTAAAGAAGAGTTTTTCAAAAATTCAATAGAGTATAAAGTAATTAACTTACCTGGTCTTAAGGCATTAGGTGATAATAAAGATGTAACTGATTGGTTAGAGTCAGGACATAGTAAAAAGGATTTGCTTAATGCTTTCAGTAGAAGTTTAGATCTAAAGAATAAATTTGAACTTCAGCAAGACTCAAGAGGAATTTATAAAACAAAAATAAATTCAGATGATGAAGCTGGAGATAAAAAGATATATATTACTGACTTTAGAATTTTAGAAGCCTCAAGGTTAAAGTATGTAGAGGAAGATGTAGAAGGAATAAGATTAAAGCTTTTAAGTTCAACAGGTGAAATAATTGAAAGGCTGGGAGTAAGTACTGTATTTGATGATGTAAGAGCTTTTAGAAAGTTTTTAGGAACTATGGATTTAACCTTTAATGGAAAATTAGATGCATTAACTTTACTAAAAATGTGGGTAAACAAATATTGGGCTATTGAAATTGATGAAATTCATAATGGGAATAAGTTTATCAAGAAGGATGATAAGTTTTTGTTTGTGACTAATCAAGGAGCGTTGGACCAATTTGGAAATATTAATACTGCTATAAAGTCAAAGGAGAAACTAATAGAACTAGAAGGACTTGAGGATATTTCTACTGATGAGTTGAGAGAAGTCAAGAATAATTTATTTAAATTTACTAATGCAGAAAAAGCTACGTGTATTATTGGAACAATATTTAATAATTTATTGGTTGCACATAATGCTGAGATAAATGGACGATTACATCACTTATTGATCATAGGAGAGTCTGGAAGTGGTAAGACAACAATAACAGAGAATACAATATTACCTATATTAAATTATCCAACAAACTCAAAGAATGCAATTGGATTAACTAAGGAATTTCCACTTATAGCAAACTTAAGTAGAGGAAATTACTGTACAATCTTTGAAGAATATAAACCTAGTGAAATGAATGTTCAGCAAAACTCATTAATATCTAATTTGCTTAGAAATTCATATGATAGACAATCAGTAGAGAAAGGGCAAAAGGATCTAAGTACAATTTATTTTCAATTAAGCAGACCTTTGGTTTTAGTAGGTGAGGAAAGTTATCCTAACAGTGAAAAAGCCGCTATCGAAAGAAGTTGTATAGTCTATTTATCTAGTAAGGATAGAACAGAAAAATCGCATAAGAGTTTAATGTGGTTAAAAGCTCACTCACAATTATTAAATAAGCTAGGGTACAGCATGATAAAGCAAGCATTAAGTATAACTACTGAAGAGTACAAAGAGCTATTTCAAAAACAAAAAGAAAAGTTTAAAGGAAAATTTAAAGACAGGCCTTTAGTTACAGCTACTAATATTTCAACTGGAATTGAATTATTTAATAAGTTACTTACTCAACATAATATTAAGGTTATAGAAAATTATGAGGAGTATATATATAGCAATATAAAAGAAGAAGTCCTTAATAGTGGTGAGAGGGTAAATTCAGTTGTTGAAAATATGATTATAGAATTTAATCAAATAATAGAAGATGGTAGAGCCATTGATTATAAAAATGTTATTAGAGATGAAGCCACAGGATTATACATAAGGACTTCTGAAATGATTAATCAGATAGTTAATTTTGCAAAGACTGTAGGATCTGTGGAATTTACTCCATTAAAGTTGAGGGATTTTAGAAAGCAAGCAGCAAAAGCAGGCTATATATTAAAGACTAATGCAAAGCAATTAAGGGTAGATAGCAAACCAGTATGGTTTGATGAATATAGCAAAGAGGCTATGAGAAGTTTAAATGTTGATTCAATTGTTGAGAGAGAATTAACGCCAGTAGAAACAGATGGAAATTTGATAGAAGGAATATTTGATAATAAAGGAGCTTTATAGCTCCTTGTATATCAGTTAAGTGTACAAGCTTAACCAAGTAAAGGTTAAGAGAAAAATATTAACCTTAGAAGAAAGGAGCATCAAGAATGCATTTTATAGAAGTTTTATTAGGATTATCGGTATTTACATTTTTATTTGCTTTAATTCCACTAATACTCATAAATAATGAGAGTAAGCTTAATGATTTAATAGTCGGTATAGAAGTAATATCTATAATTTTAATAGTTATATGTTTAATTTTATATATTTGTAATGCTCTTATGACTTGTATAACCATATGGTTTGGTAATTGGTAAGTCGTAATTGCAAGATAGTACTAAATGGAGGGAGAAAATGACTGATAGTATATTTAATATTAAAGATTTAATCAAATATAGAACACCTATGAATCCAGGTGGTAATTGGGGCGTTATAGTAGATATTCTAAAAGTAGAAGATAGTACGAAACAAGAAACTAGAGGAACTAAGTTGTATAGAATTAACCCATTAGATACAGGACTAGGTTATTATTTTATTGAAGAAAACAATATAGTACAAGCTTATTCAATGTATTACGAGGAAAAGAAAGATTAATAAGTAATTACAAGAAAGGATTAATTGTGAGTTTATGCATGTATTGTAAGTACCAGATATTTAGAAGATATGAATATTATTGTACTAAATATAAAAGAAGATTAAAAAGAAATGAAAAAGGTAGTATATATCAATTATGCAGAAAGGATGAGTACCTATGAAGATAAATGAAAAATATAAAATTAAGTCAGATGAAAATAATGTGATTATTTGTGAAAAATATATTCCCAAAGAAGGTAAGAACGCTGGTAAGGAGCAATGGAGACCTATGAGCTTTCATCCTAATTTAGAGTTTGCATACAGACATTTGTTAGAATTAGAAATTAATAAAACAGAGTTGAAAGATATAGAAACAGTTCTAAAGGCAATAAGTGATGTTAAATCCTTTATAAGGGGGGCAGTAGGAAAGTGAGTATTAATTTTAAGGAAGTTTACGGAGATAGGATAAATCAAATCAATAAAGATATAAGGCAAGCTATAAAGAAAAAGGATTGGAAAACTAAGGCCATTCTTGAAGCTGAAAAGAAATCATTAGAGGATAAAATAAGCCAAATGAGGTGATATAGTGAATGATAAAGCCTTTAAGGAAACTGAATATTACTTATATAATCATAAAAATTTAGAAGCTCTTAACAATATTGCAGATATAAAGATAAAGGCATTAAAGAATGATATTTCTTTAAGGGCTATAGGATATGAGGAAAAGACAGGCCCAACCAATAAGTTCAACTCAGATGTAGAGAATGAGGTTATAAGGAGAGATAAGATCATAACTCCTGAAATAGAAAAGTTAGAACTAGAAAAGAATAAAAGAAATATGATTTCGGGAATAATAGATAACTTTCTTACAACTCTGGATGAATATCAAAAGCAGATTATTGAATTAAGATATTTTACAAAGCCAAGACCATCATGGATAAGTATAAGTCAACAGTTAAATAAATCAGATGGACAGTGTCAAAAAGATAGAAATCAACTTATAGAAAAACTTTCAGAGTTGATAAGTATGTAAAGAAAAGCCAGTGGAGAGTTCTCTGCTGGCTTTAATTATGTTACTATACAAATATTTTGTTACTACGATTACTAATTTTGTTACTATTATACAATTAAAAAACGGCGTGGTTAAGCCACTCTTAAATAATATTGAGTTTTGGTAACAAAAGCAGAAAATTTTTTGTTACGCTTGAAAATCGCATAGCCATGCCAGTTGGCGTGCCCTTATATATATAATAATATAGTAATAATATAATATTATATATATAAGAGTAAATACACATACGTATATCATATATGTATATATATATATGTGTAGATTTTAACTTTGTTACGTTGTTACGCTGACAAAAAAATAACCTCTAACCATTGGTATAACTGGGGTTTGGGAGTAACAAAGATATCTGATTTTTTTTGTTACCTTTTATAATGTTAGTATGAAGCAAAAATGAATTTTTTTGATGCTAACTTGATAGTTTTGATTAAAATCAAGGGTATATAATAGTATCATGGAAATAAATCAAGAGTACTTAAGTTAATTCTTAGGTGCTCTTTTTTATATTTGGTTACGAGTTAGGTGTGTGTTTAACCCAAAATCAAATATAAGGAGTGAATTTATTATGTTAAAACCACCAATAAGTAGAATGGGCGGTAAGAGTAAGTTAAGAAAAACAATTATAGAAATGATACCAGAGCATAGTTGTTATATAGAATTATTCTTTGGAGCAGGATGGGTTTACTTTGGAAAAGAACCTTCAAAAGTTGAAGTAATTAATGATATTGATAAGGAACTTATCAATTTATTTAAGATGATCAAGTATCATGCTCATGAAATAGAAAGGCAGCTAGAATATGAATTTAGTGGTAGAGATGTATTTGAAGAATATAAACATTGTACATTAGAATATTTAACAGAGATTCATAGAGCAGTAAGGTTCTTATATTTAATTAGTCAAAGCTTTGCTGGAAAAGGTAAGGATTTTGGATATGGAACTACAAGTAGACCAAAACCACAAATATTTTATAAAGATGTATTAGATGATCTAAAAGAAAGATTAAGAAATACATATGTTGAAAATTTAAGTTTTGAAAAAATAATAGATAAATATGATAGAGAACATAGTTTTTTCTTTTGTGATCCTCCATATTTTGAAACAGCAGGATACGGAAATGAGTTTGGAGAAAAAGAACATCTATTATTAAGAGATAAGCTTAAAGGAATGAAAGGTAAATTCTTATTAACAATTAATGACCATGACAAAGTTAGAGAGTGGTATAAAGATTTTAATATTAAAGAAGTTCAAGTTAATTATTCTGTATCTAGAAATAAAGAGGCTAGAGGGAAATATAAAGAGCTTATTATAACTAATTATTAAAAAAAAGTTATGCACAATATATTGTGTATAATGTGGACAATATACACAGAATATTGATTACAAAACAACACGAAGAAATGAGGTGGTGATATGGCAAGGGTAAGAAGCCCTAATAGAGATAAAGCAAAAGATTTGTATATAGAATCTAATGGAACTATGAAATTAATAGATATTGCAGCCAAATTAAATTTAAGTGATTCGCAAATTAGAAAGTGGAAATCACAAGATAAATGGGAGCAAGAATTAAAAGGAGCGTTACCAAAGGGTAAAAGTAACGTTACTAATAAAAAAGGTGGTCAGCCTGGTAATAAAAATGCTGTTGGGAATTGTGGAGGAGCACCAAAGAGAAATAAAAATGCTGAAAAGCATGGCTTTTTTTCTAAGCACCTACCAGAAGATACATTGAATATATTAGATGATATTGAGGTGAAAGATCCTCTAGATATATTATGGGAAAATATTCAGATTCAATATGCAGCAATAATAAGATCACAGAAGATTATGTATGTTAAATCAATTGAAGATAAGACCATTGAAAGAATAGAAGAACATAATGGTGATTCATCTTATGGAGAGAAGTGGGAAGTACAACAGGCTTGGGATAAACAAGCTAACTTCTTGCAGGCACAGAGTAGAGCTATGAAGACTTTAGAAGGTATGATAAAAAGTTATGATGATTTACTTCATAAGAATTGGGATTTATCTACAGAAGAGCAAAAGGCTCGTATTGAAGTATTGAAGTCAAAGGTTGTAAATGATAGTAAGAGTAAAGAGGATAAGATTGATGAATATTTTGATAAACTTGAATGTGTAATAAATGATTTCGCAAAAAAATAATTTAGCGAAATTATTTTATTTGGCGTATTTACTAGGTTTGATAATATAAAAAGCGAAATTATCGCAAGAAAAAGTTTATTAATAGTAAACTTTAGACAAAAAAATAATATTTCGCGTAGGACAAGGGGTAATGGAAGTGGGATAGAAAGTTTATATCATAAGAAGCAATTAGAGGTTCTCAAGTTTGCTATGAGTCAAGATTACTTTATGCTTATTAATCATGGAGCTAAAAGAACTGGTAAGACAATAGTAGATAATGATTTATTTTTGTATGAGCTTAGAAGGGTACGAAAAATAGCTGATAAATTGAATATTAAGTTACCACAATATATTTTAGCAGGGGCAGACCTTGGGGCATTACAAAGAAATGTGCTTAATGAATTAACTAATAAGTATGATATAGAGTTCAAATTTGATAAGCATAACAGATTTATATTATTTGGCGTTCAAGTATGCTGCTTTGGTCATAGTAAAATAAATGACTTAGGTAGGATTAGAGGTATGACTGCATTTGGTGCATATATTAATGAGGGTACAATGGCCAATGAAGAAGTATTTAATGAAATAAAAGCTAGGTGTTCAGGAGAAGGTGCAAGAATTTTAGTAGATACTAACCCAGATCAACCAGAGCATTGGCTAAAAACTAATTTTATTGATAAGGCAGATGGGAAGGTAATACAAGCTTATCATTATGAACTAGATGATAATACATTTTTAGATAATAGATATAGAAATAATGTAAAAGCTTCAACTCCTTCAGGAATGTTTTATGATAGAGACATTAAGGGCCTATGGGTATCGGCTGATGGAATTGTATATCAAGACTTTAGAAAAGATATTCATTATATATATCGGAAAGAGCTACAGAATAAAAATATAGTTAGATATTTCGCGGGAGTTGACTGGGGATATGAGCATTATGGTGCTGTAGTTCTTATAGGTGAAGATGATAAAGGAAATTTATATTTAATAAAAGAGATAGCTAAACAATATCAAGATATAGATTATTGGGTTAAAGTTGCTAAGGATATTATCAGTAAATATGGTAATATCCCTTTTTATTGTGATACTGCAAGGCCAGAGCATATTGTTAGGTTTCAGAATGAAGGTATAAATGCTCTATACGCAAATAAGTCAGTATTATCTGGAATAGAGATAGTAGCAAAAAGATTTAAAACCAATAGTTTATATGTAGTTGAGGATGATGTTGAGTTATTTAAAAAAGAAATATTTATGTATGCCTGGAATAAAAAAACTGGAGAGCCATTAAAGGTATGGGATGATGTTTTAGATTCTTTAAGGTATGCAATATATACTGATTCAGTTGGCTATGGAATGACTGTATTAAAGTAGAAGGGAGGATATAGAATGGATATTAATAAAATAAAGTTAATAATAAGAAATGATCAGCAAAGAAGAAAAACAGTGTTAGAACATAAGAAATACTATGAGTATGATAATGATATTAAAACTGCAGGTATTGTACCAGTTGATAATTATAAAGATCCATTGAGGCAAGCAGATAATAGAATAGCTCACAATTTTCATGAGTTGTTAGTTAATGAAAAAGCAGCATATATGTTTACATATCCAGTTTTATTTGATATTGATGATAATAGAAGTGAACTGAATGATGAGGTATTAAGGGTATTAGGTGATGACTTTGAAAGTATTAGTAAAAATCTTTGTATAGAAGCATCTAATGCAGGTGTAGCTTGGTTGCATTATTGGTATGGTGTAGATGATAATGGTAAGAAGGATAGCTTTGAATATGAAATAGTAGAAACAGAGCAAATTATTCCTGTTTATTCTAATACTTTAAAGAAAGAGCTAGTGTCACTATTTAGATATTATCCTAGTGTTGAAGAGCAGGAGAATGGCCAGTATAAAAACTTTGTATACTTTGAATATTGGACTGAGAATAAGTTTGAAATATACAAATTTGAAGGATATATAGATGGTGCAGATATAAGATATGTACCAGGTGAATATGAAGAGGTAGAGCATGCTATAGGAACTATACCATTTATAGAATTTTGTAATAATAAAAGTAGAAGAAGTGACCTTAGTAAATATAAGGATTTAATAGACTTGTATGATAAAGTAATGAGTGGATTTGCTAATGATTTAGAGGATATACAGCAAATAATATATATATTAGAGAATTATGGTGGAACTAATTTAAAAGAGTTCTTAGGAGATTTAAAAAGATATAAAGCTGTAAAAACAAATTCGGGATTACAGGGTTCTTCTGGAGGAGTTAAAACACTACAAATTGAAATTCCAGTTGAAGCTAGAAAGGTAATATTAGAAATACTTAAAAAACAAATATACGAAAGTGGCCAAGGGTTACAACAGGATATCGAAAGTTTCGGTAATGCTTCTGGTGTAGCTCTTAAATTTTTCTATAGGAAATTAGAATTGAAATCAGGACTTACAGAAACAGAATTTAGAAAAGGCTTTAATAAGCTAGTAAGAGCAATTCTTAATTACTTAGATAAAGATGAAAGCTTAAAAATACAACAAACATATACCAGGAACATGATTTCAAATGATTTAGAAAATGCACAAATAGCACAGGCTAGTGCTGGTATTATACCACAGAAGTATATACTTAGAAATCATCCTTGGATAGATGATCCTGAAGAGGCTGAGGAAGAGATGAAAAAGGAAGAGAATGAAGTGGATCCATACTCAGATTTAGACAATGAGGATGAGGATAATAATGAATAACTATTGGAAAGATAGAGAATTAGAGAAACTTAAGCTTGAAGATATTTATTTAGAAGAGCAGATTAAAAAAATGAGTTCTCTCCTTAATAAAGTTATTAGTGATATTGATACTGAAATAGCTAAGTTATATTTAAAGTATAGTAAGGATAATGGTATATCTTATCAGGATGCACTTATATATTTAAAGGATGATGAAAGAAAAGAGTTTCAAAAGGATTTAAAGTACTATATTGACACTTGCAGAAAAGAAGAGAAGCTTGATAAATATAGACAAGAGTTGCAGGCATTATCAACTAGAGCTAGGGTTAAAAGGCTTGAAGTATTAAAGGCAAAAATAAGAATGGGTGCAACAGATATTGAGGGTTTCTTGAAAAATGATAATGTAAATGTACTAAAAGATATTTATAATGAAAGTTATCTTCATAGTATGTTTAGTATGGAAGGTGCCAAAGGTATAGAGGTAAAGTTTAATGAGCCTAATCTGAATAATGTGAAAAAGTTATTAGAGCATCCTTGGAGTGGTAAAAACTATAGTAGTAAGATATGGGATACTACAGGTAATTTTGTTAATAAAATGGACTCTATAGTTACTACTGGATTAATTCAAGGTAAATCTTATAATGTTATCGCAAGGGAGTTAGAAAGAGCAAAGGTAGGTAAGAATGGCAATGGTGGACTTAGATATCAATGTGAAAGATTAATAAGGACAGAAGCTGCCTTTATAACAGAGCAGGCAACTAAAGATAACTATGAAAAATATGGAGTAGAAGAATATGAGTATTCAGCCACTTTAGATTTGAGAACTAGTGAAATATGTTCAGAGCTAGATAATAAAGTATTTAAAGTTAGTGAAGCCATTACAGGGGTAAATTATCCACCTATGCATGTAAATTGTAGAAGTACCACAGTGCCAGTCGTAAGGTGGGAAGGTGAAGAAACAGAGGATGATGTAAGAATTTATAGAGATCCTATAACAGGTAAAAATAATTATGCAAAAGTAAAGGATTATGCTGAATGGAAGGACATGCAGTACGAGAAGTATGGCGAATCAAAAGTAATTGCAGAACAAAAGAAAATTAGGAATAAAGCAAGTGATAAATTACAATATGATAGGTATAAAGAGGTATTAGATAAGAATATTTTACTAGTATCCTTTACTGAGTTTCAGGAAATAAAGTATAATGATACTAATGAATGGAATAAGCTGAAAAGTATGTATAGTCTATATAATAGCAGTAGCTTTTTACAAAATAGATTAGATTATATATTATCAAGTGAAAAAGGGTTTATATCAAGAAAAACGGTGATTAAAAATGTTAAAATAATAGCTGGTAATGGGTCAAATACAATTTTGAGAAGTGCCGATATGCTCTGTGATAAGTATGGTGGAAATCCAGAAAATTGGTCTAAGAAGGTAGGAAAAATAGAATCGGCGAAGTATATATTTGATATACATTGGAATGAGTTAGATGGAAGGCAATTTTTAGTTAAGGTAAAGATGAGAAAGGAGAAGAAAGTATGAAATTAAAGTATATAGGTCCTTCAGTTGAACTTTCATTGGTTAGTGAAAGAATATATGAATGTGTTGGAATAGAAGATGATCTTGTTAGAATAATAGATGAAGAAGAATTAATTAATTTAACACAAAAAGAGATTGATGAAGCTAAAGCTAATGGTAGTACAGATATAGGATATTTGTATTCTATTAAAACTCCTTTCGCTAGTGGAAGTTCAAAGCCTGGTAAGTGGGAAATAGTAGATGATACAAACGATAAAATGTTACAAAAAACAATAGAAAAATATAGTTAGTAGAAGTTATTCATGTAAATAAGGTGATAAAATGCTAAAGCTAGATGATAAAGATAAAAAGTTTATAAAAGGTAATTTTAAGAATTCAGATAAGCTGCTAAGAGCTGAAGATGTTAATGAGGTATTAGATGAGATAGATGATTTAATTATGGAAAAGGGATTTATAAGTCATAGTGAAGGTTATAATGATTTCGGTAGAGAAGCACAAAAAGTATACGATAATATATTAAATAATAGTTAGGGAGCACTTATAAAAGTTAGATAGTAAAATATCTCTAATAGTATATAAGACGTTGAAAATTTACAAATCATAGATTAATATGGTATAATTTTCATAGTTTTGTATATAGGGGGATTATTATGGGTATTGATAAAATTAAGTGCGATATAGATGAAATAAAAATAAAGATAGAAGAGTGTTGTGATAATTTGGGTATTAATTGTGTTAAACACTCAGACAAAAGTAATTTAATTCAGTTTAAGCTTTCTAGAAACGAATTAGAAGGTATGCTAAGAGTCTACGTTACTAAAAAAGGTATTAAATTTGATGAATCTCAATTTAAGGATAAAAGTTTATATTATGAATTTGAAAGTTATATAAGTGATTCATTAGATAAAACAAAAAATAGGAAGTATTCTTTTAAAAACATAGATGAGAAAACATTTGAAAATATACTAACAGAAATAACTAATCTATGTGATGAAAATATTGTTATTAATGATAGAGAAAATAAGGATCCTAATAAAACTCATTTTTTTGAAATAAAAAGTAACAAAACACATGAGAGGATATTAATATCAAAATATACAAATGGAACATTACTATTAGATGGAGTTGATTGGTTATTATGGACTGACATTTGTAATATAGTAGATATGGAAATAAATTCTACACCACTAGATATATTCGATAGGTTTTTAGAGACAAAAAAAATAAAATCAGAAGACATAAGTCCTAAATACATGACAAATGACTATTCGGGTGAAGAAGAATGCTTAAAAGAAAAATTAACGGGTACAGTGTATATGTATCTAGATGAACATTTTAGAAACTATTTAATATCAGTACAAAGGCTAATCGATAGTAAAATAATTTTATCAGAATATAGTCCTATATTATGTCCATTAGCTAAAGTGTTGGAGGGATACCTTAAAAGACTATTGGTTGACTTAAATATAGAAACATATGAGAATATGGAATGCATACCACAGGGTAAAAATAAAAATAAATGGCATTTTGGTATTGTATTTAATGGTACAGCTTGTATAATGCAAGGTAAAAAGGGGAATATTAATAGTAGCCAGGAAGCAAACTTATTACATATATATTCAAATGTAATAGATTTTAGACATAATCAAAATCATGGATCATTGAATCCGACGAAAGTTTATAATGATAGGGATAAGTGTATAGATAAATATAATGAAATTATAGATATAATAAAAGTATCATATTATAATATATATAAATAATATAAGATAAAGGGGGTTAGTGAAATGAAAAGCTATGATTTAGAACTATTAACTGAATATAATATAAAGAGAACTGTAAAAATATATGATTATAGAAGTAATAGTAATTTAATAATAATAGAAGCTAATAAAATTAACCCAACGAATTGTGCACAATATATTTATAAAACTTTGAATTTAGAAAAAGATTCAAAAGTATTTTTAGATTTAACTGATATATATGGATTTAATAAAAAAAACCTATATGAATGGAATTTTGTAATTAACAATATGGAGTTTGTCGAAGAGAGATTTACTCCGATAGACAAAATAAATTGGAATAGTCCCATATACAAAGTAGTTAATAAGTTTTTGTCTTTATATTTGAATCAAAAAATTAAAAAATTAAAAATGTAAAACACTTACTTAAAAGTAAGTGTTTTTTTATTGCAAAGATTAGAAAGTATAATAAATTTTTTAAAAATATAAAATTTACAACAATCAAATAGAAGAATACATAAAAAGCCTTACAAACTAAGGCTTTTTATTTTGCCCTTTTTAAAAGTTTGCAGGGCATAAAGAACAAAGTAATTCTACATTACCTGGAGAGCAGGTATAAAAATCTATTAGAAAATATTAAGGAGGATTTAACTATGGAATGGTTAAAAGCAATTTTAGAAAAAGCAGAAATTAAGGATGGAAAATTAGATGTTGAAGCATTGATGTCGACTATAAATGTTGAAGCACCTAAAAATGTTATGCCAAAAGCAGAGTATAACAATATTAGCAAACAATTAAAAGAGGCTAATGACACTATTAAGGACTTAAAGAAAGATAATGCAGATAATGCAGGACTACAAACAAAAATTAAAGAACATGAAGACACTATTAAAAATTTAGAGAAAACTCACAAGAAAGAAATAGCTGATATGAAGAAAGATGCAGCTATAAACCAAGCTTTAGTAAAGGCTAAGGCTAAGTATCCAGAGGTTGTTGCAAAATTACTTGATAAGGACAAGGTAGTAATCAATGAAGATGGTACTGTCATTGGATTGGATGAGCAGTTAAAAGCTACTAAAGAGAATTATAAGGATATGTTTGAAGCAAATGATGATTCAGGTATATATAAATATAATCCGCAAGGTGGATCAAAAGAACCAAGTACAGGAGCAACAAGCTTTATAGATATTATTAATGAAAATCAAGTTAAGAGATAAAAGGAAGGATGATGTAAAATGACAATATTAAAAGATCAGTTAGAAGGTTTTGTTCCAGTAGAGCAAGCAAAGGAGATTATGAAGGATATAGCTAGAGGTAGTTCGATTTTAAGATTATCAAAAGTTGAACAAATGACTAGTGAAACTAAGAAGTTCCCAGTTATGACAGAAGGACCAGGAGCTTACTGGGTAGGTGAAGCAGAAAGAATAAAGACTAGTGAGGCTAAGTGGATTTTCCCAGAGATTAAAGCAAAAAAAATAGCTGTTATTATTCCAGTTACTAAAGAAAAGTTAAATGATACAACAATAGCAGTGTTTGAAGAATTAAAGCCAGCTATAGCTGAAGCTTTTTATACTGCAATAGATGCAGCGTGCTTATTTGGTACAAATTCGCCATTTGAAAAGAATATAGTTAAGTCTGCAACTGATGCAGAAAATACTATAGTAGATGGAACTGTAAGTTTAGATATTGATGTATCTGATGTTATGGCATTAATTGAAGATTCAGGATTTGATGTTAATGGATTTACAGCACATTATGGAATAAAAAATAGATTAAGAAAGTTAAGAGATGGTAATGGAAATCAACTATTTGTTAATGGTGTAGATCAAAAAGAATTTTATAATAATCCAATAGAATTTTCTCGTAATGGAGCATGGGACAAGACTAAGGCCGAGCTAATTGCAGCTGACTGGAGTAAGTCTATTGTTGGAATAAGAGAAGGATTAGAATATGAAATTTTAAAAGAAGCAACATTACAAGGTACTGTAGGGGCAGATGATAAACCAATATCTTTAGCAGAACAAGACATGATTGCAATTAAAGCTACGATGAGATTAGGATTCTTACCAATTAAGGATGATGCATTTGCGATATTAAAGCCTAAGTCAGTAGACTAGCAAAGGGGGAATATTTTAATGAGCAAGTATTATAAAGGTGAGAATGAAATAGAAGCAACAGAAAAGGCTTTTAATATTATTTATAAGCCACAAGGATATATTACTCAAGAAGAGCACGAAAAGCGTGTCAGAGAGGCAGAAAAACAAGCAGAAATAAAAAGTATTTCTAAGATGAATAAAGAAGAACTTCAAAAGCTTGCTTTAAAACTTTCTGTAGGAACAGAAGAAGAAATCAGTGGAATGAATGTAGAACAGCTTAAGCTTGCTATTAAAGCTAAGAGAGAAGAGGTATAGTCATTTTGATTTAAGAGGTGATAGCGTGGATATAGTAGAGTTTGTGAAAACTGAATTGGAGATAAAAAACATTCAATGCTCAGATAAAGTTATTAATTTATATATAAAAAAATCAAAAGCCTATATAGAAAGATATTGCAACATTGAAGAGATACCCAATGAATTAGAATATCTAATTGCAGAAATGGTTGTTAAACTTATAGAAAATAAGTATGAAGCTACTGTAGGCAATAAAGAGATTAAAAGCAAAACCATGGGGGATACTTCTATAACTTATAATACTGTTTCTAGGAAAGAATACACTTATGAAGAAATACTAAGTCAATTTTCAAGCGAGCTTAATAATTATAGGTGCTTAAAATGGTAGACATATGGAGTGACTTTTATGATGATACCTTCAGTACTATTGGTTTGATTCCTAAAGATAATGATGATGGATCAACTAATATGATAGATGGTGAAATATTAAGTAATATACCTTGTAGAATTTCTTATAAAAATGATGATAAGAATGATGATAAGAGCGTAGATGGAAATTTTAAAAGTGTTGTTACTAAAATATTCACTAGCCTTGAATGTAAGATATCTAAAGGGGATAAGGTTAAAGCTAATAAAATTATAAATGGTATAGTTATGTGTACTTATGAAGGGATAGCGAGTCAACCTATTTATTACCCAGATCATCAAGAGTTTATTTTAGAAGATACTGAAGGAGCATAGTATGAGTTTTGATTATAAAGAGTTTGAAAAGTTTGTAGATACTTATAAAAAGGCAGCTATTGAATTTGATAAGTTTTTAAATAAGTTTTTAATTAAATGTGCTTTAGATGCTTTAGGAAAAACCAAGAAAAGGACTCCAGTTGATACAGGAGGATTAAAAAGAAATTGGTTTATAACACGTGTTATGAAAAAAGATGATGAATTAGTTGTATGGCTATATAATAGCCAAGACTATGCTTCATTTGTTGAATATGGCCATACAGATAGAAGTCGCACAAATTGGGTTGAAGGTTACTTTATGGCTACTATTTCTATAGAAGAGGTACAGCGTAAAATTCCACAAAGATTTGAAAGAGAATTTGAGAAATTTATGTTGAGTTTGGAGGTATAAAATGACTATATCTGAAATGATAAGTGCTATTACTAGAAAAATAAAAGATAAATATCCAGAGGTAACAGTTTATAAAGATAAGGTAAAGCAAGGTTTTAAAACACCTTGCTTTTTTGTTACTTGTTTAAATGCAGAACAAAATAAAGTGGGAAGAGATAAATACGATAGAGAGTATTTATTTAATGTAAGATTCCATATGAAAGAACCTGATAGGGTGGAGTTACTTGTCAAAGGTGAAGAGCTCCAAGAACTATTGCAAGAGGTAAGAAAAGATAAAGAGTTGCTTAGAGGTAAGGAATTAAAATATGAAATTGTAGATGATATTTTACAATTCTTTGCAAGCTATAAACAAGGGTTTGTAAAAGTAGAAGATAGAGGCCCTTTAATGGAAAGTTTAGATATAAGAGAAGGAGTGAATTAAATGGCTGGAGGAATATTTGCAAGTACAAATAAAGTAAGACCAGGAGCATATATAAATTTTAAGAGTGTACCTAAGCCAATGAGTAGCGTTGGAAATAGGGGAATAGCTACAATGCCAGTAGTACTAGGTTGGCGTGGTAATGATGAAATTATCCCAGTATATAGTACTGATTTAAGTGATGGTAAGTGCTTAGATAAGATAGGTTATTATGGCTATGAAAATGAAATACAGCCTATCAGAGAAGCGTTAAAGAATTGTTATTTAGTTCTATTGTATAAGATTAATAGCAAAGGTAGTAAGGCGAATGCAACCTTAGGTAATTTAGTAGCAACAGCTAAATATGATGGTGTTATTGGAAATAACTTAAGTGTGGTAATAAAGGAAGTTGAAGAGGACTTTGAAGTTATAACTTATCTATATGGAAAAGAAAAAGATAGACAGATAGGTAAGACAGTTGGAGATATAGAAAATAATGCTTGGATAGACTTTACTGGGGAAGGTGCTTTAGCTGCTAATGCAGGAGCTCTATTAGAAGGTGGTGCGAATGGAAGCATAGAAGAAGGAAGTTATAGTAAATATTTAGAGCTAGTAAAGAGCAAAGTTTGGAATACTATGGGTGTGCCGACTGCAAGTGAAACAAAAATAAAGCAATCTGTAGTTACTTATATAAAAGAACTTAGAGAGCAAAAAGGAAAGAAAGTACAAGCAGTTTTAAAGGACTTTGCACAAGCAGATTATGAAGGAATTATATCAGTAGATCAAGGATATAAAACTTCTGATGAGGAGATAACACCAGAAAGTTTTGTTGCTTATGTAGCAGGATTAACTGCAGGTGCTGATATAAACAAATCAAATACCTATAGTGTAATAAATGGAGCAGTACAAATAATTAATCCTAAGACTGATGATGAGCTTGAACAAGCTTTAATTGCTGGGAAGATGGTACTTTCTTATAGACAAGATGAAAGTGTAGTTATAGAAAGTGATATAAACACATTTACAAGTGTTAATGCCAATAAAGGTAAAGAGTTTAAAAAGAATAGAGTTATAAGAACATTGGATGATATAAATAACTCTATAAAGAGTACTTTTGAAAATAAGTATATAGGAAAAGTGGATAATAACGCTTCAGGGAGAAATATATTCAAAGCTGACATTCTAAGCTATTTAAAAGAATTGAATAGAATGGGTGCTATTAGAGAGGTAGATCCTGAAGATATTGTTATAAGTGAAGGTAATGACATAGATAGTGTTGTAGTTGATTTAGGAGTGCAACCAGTAGATGCTATGGAAAAGCTATATATGACAGTAATAGTTGGATAGGAGGTAAGTTTAAATGGAAGGATATTTAAAAGCTGGAGATACGATAAGTGGACAAGAGGGAAAAGCACAAATAAATATAAATGGTGAAATTCATGAGCTATTTATGGTAAAAAGTGTGGAAGCTACAGTTGAAAAGAATAAAGCTGAAGTAAAGACAATAGGTCATAGAGGAACTCAAAGTAAAACTGTAGGATGGAGTGGTACAGGTTCAATGACATTGCACTATGCTACATCTTTGTTTAGAAACTTAATAGTTCAATATATAAAGACTGGTAAAGATTTTTTCTTCGATATGATTATTACTAATGAAGACCCTTCTAGTGAATTAGGGAAACAAACAACAGCACTATACAATTGTAATATAGATAGTGTTGTATTAGCTAAGTTGGATGTTGATAGTGATGCATTAGATGAAGATTTAGACTTTACTTTTGATGATGTAGATATTTTAGATCAATTTAAGAAACCAAGTTATATTAAGTAGGAGGAATTAGAATATGTCAAAATTAATGAACTTTTTAATAGAAAACTCAGTTGAAGAATTAACAGAAGAGGTGCCAGTAGGTGAAAGATTTAAAGATAATGAAGGGAATTTACTTAAGTTCAAAATAAAAGCAGTGCCTTCGGATGAATTTGCTACGTTACAAAAACAATGTACTGTAACTAGAAAGAAAGGCAAAGTTGAATTTGATAGCAAAAAGTTTAATGAACAAATTGCTATTAACTACACAATAGATCCTAACTTTAGGGATGCTGAAGCTATAAAGAAATTAGGGGTACTTACACCTGAACAATTCTTAAATAAAACATTATTAGCTGGTGAATTAACAGCATTAGTTGAAGCAATAAGTAAATTAAGTGGATTTGACCAAGATATAGATGAGCTTAGAGAAGAAGCAAAAAACTAATAAAGGAAGGTGACGGTGAAACTATGTATGCTTATTATTGCTTGCATAAGTTTCACTGGGAGCCTAGCAAGTTTGTCAACCTTCCTTTAAAGGAAAAGGTGTTTATTATGGCTTGTATAGATGAAAGACTTGCTGAAGAAAAGAAGCAACAAGCTAAACTTAAAGCTAAGAGGAGGAGATAAAAGTGGCAACAATAAAGAATGCAATAACTATGCAAGATAGAATGTCTCCTGTCTTAAATAAAATGTTTAAAGCAATGCAAAGTAATCTTGAGCTTATGAAGCAAATGGATAAGGAATCTAATAAAGGAATAACAGGAAAAGCCTTTAAACAAGCTAAGAAAGATATTGATTCGGCTAATAATGCATTAATAAAGATGCAAAATAATTTAAGAAAATCAAAGCAAGAAACTGAGGGATTAGGGCACTCATTTAAAGGATTAAGTAGTGGTGGATTAGGACTATTGAATGCAAATGCAGCTATAGGGATAGGTCAGACTATAAAGAATATGGCTCAAAGTGCAACTAATTACTTAGATACTATGACTTTAACCAAAGCTAGGCTAGATATGATTAATGATGGAACTCAAACGACAGTAGAGTTGCAAGATAAAATTATGGCATCAGCAGATAGAGCAAGGATGTCTTATAAGGCTATGGGTGATAATGTAGCAAGACTTAATATACTTGCTAAGGATCAATTCAAGAGTAATGATGAAGCTATAGCTTTTGTAGAAACACTTAATAAAATGTTTGTAGTTTCAGGTGCTTCAGCAGAGGAATCAACTTCAGCTATGTATCAGTTAAGCCAAGCAATGGCTGCTGGAAAGCTTCAGGGAGATGAGTTTAGATCTATAATGGAGAATGCACCAATGTTTGCAGATGCGATATCCAAGCAAGTAGGAAAGAGTAAGGGGGAACTAAAGGAATTATCTTCTGATGGATTAATAACTGCAGATATAATGAAGAATGCAATGTTTAATTATGCTGACGAAGTAGAAGAGAAGTTTAGTAAAATGCCTATGACTTTCGGCCAAAAAATGCAGCAAGTATCGAATAAGATGATGAAAAAATTAGAACCAGTTTCTAATAAGTTTTCTGAATGGCTAAATAGCGATAAAGGAAGTAGATTTTTTGATGGATTAATAGATGGGGTTACTGTACTGGCTAATGTTGCAATGGTAGCTTTAGAGGGCATATCAAATGGAATTGGATGGGTTCAAGACAATATACAATATTTATTACCATTCATAGTAGCATTAGGAGCAACAATGGTAGGTTCGGCAGCAATATCAGCTGCAGCTTGGACTATTGCTAACTTTCCCTTACTAGTGTTAGTAGGGACAATAGGATTAATAATTGGAATATTATTTGAACTTGGGGTTACATTCCAACAAATTTTTAATGTGATTATGTCAGTTTTAGAAGCGGTATTTCCACTGCTAATGGCAATAGGAACAGTTGCATTAGTGTTATTAATTCAGAAGGTTTGGGGATTAGTAATAGGAACTTTAGCATGGGCAGCAGCGAACGCCTTGGTACATTGGCAACTTATATTAATAGTAGGAATAATAGCACTATTTATATACATTTTAATGCAACTTGGGGTAACATTTGACCAAGTAGTTGGGTTCATTGTTGGATTACTTTATGGATTGGCTGCAACTTGTTATAATATTACAGCATTTATGACTAATCCATTTATCATTTTTGCTAATTTTTTAAGAAATTTATTTATAGATCCAATAGGTGCAATAAAGATGTTGTTTTTAGATATGGCAGAATTCATTATTGACCAAATTTTATGGGTAGCTAAAGGATTAGAAGATTTAATTAATATGATTCCATTTGTTGAAGTGAATATGACGTCAGGATTAGAAAATTTATCTAGTATGATAAAAAGTGCAAAGGAAAAAGTGCAAGATGAAACTGGGGTTAAAGAAGCTAATACAATGAAGACGATAGATGTAGGTGAGTTTGCCAAGAAGGGTTATGATAAAGGTGCTGGATTTGTTAATAACTTTGGAAGTGGATTAGGTGGCTTAAAAGATTTAATGAATATGGATAAGTATAAGCCATCAGGAATAACTATGCCAGACGTTTCAAGCTTTGGAAACAATTCAATAGATAAGGTAGGGGAAGTAGGAAAAATAAAAGGTGATGTTAGTATAACTGATGAAGATATTAAGCTTTTAAAAGATATAGCAGCAACTAAGTTTATTAATAGTTATACAACATTAAGGCCAGATATGAAGGTTGAATTTAGTGGTCCTATAAATGAAACTGCAGATATAAATAAGTTAATGGAAGCTATAGAAGAAATGACAGAGGAAGCTGTAGCTAATGTTATTGTAGAGGAGGCAAGAGTAGGATGAGTATAGGTATATTTATGGAGTATGCAAATGAACTAATTCAGTTGCCTGTTAATCCAGAAGAGCTAGAAGTTGTGAAAGAAGGAAACAATGACACAACTGAGGTTGTTAAACTTGGAGAAATAAGTATTCCTAAAGATACTAAATTGGCAACTATAGAGTTTGAAAGTTTCTTGCCTAAATATAACATTGGTTCATATATAAGAACAAAAAATAAATTTCAAGGTCCACAATTTTATATAGACTTTATAGAAAAAGTTAGAAATGATAAAAAGCCAGTAAGATTTATAGTTAGCGATACTAATATAAATATGCTGGCTTTAATTGATAACTTTAAATATAGCTATAAAGCAGGTGATGAAGATATTTATTACAGTATCGGAATTACTGAATATAGAGATTATAAAGTTAAGACAGTAAATATATCTAACTATCAAAGTAATAGGCCTGTTATAAAGAAAGAAACTACTGAATCAAGACCAGCTTCAACTAATAAAGCAGTAACCCCAGGATGCAATGTAATTGTTAATGGAAGATTACACAGAGATAGTTATGGTGGAGGACCAGGAAAGACTCTGAGTAATTATAGAGGAAAAGTTAATTTTGTTAAGAATGGACGTTCACACCCATATCATGTCACAAGTCCTAGTGGTGGTTGGATGGGATGGGTTACTTCGTCATCAGTGAAGGTGATTTAAATGAATATTGAAATGATAGTACAAAATACTGATGATGGAAAGGCTTATGATGTGTCTAATATAGTTTCAAATATTCAATATGATTCTTCAATGGAAGAAGATCCAGGCAAATTAACTTTTACTATTAATAATGTTGAAGGAGTTGACTATGTTAGTGAAGGAAGTCCAGTTTCTTTTAAGGTAGAAGGTAATAAAGTTTTTTGGGGATATATATTTAAAATTGGCAAAAGTAAAAGCTATGAAATTAGTATAACTGCGTATGATCAATTAAGATATCTTAAAAACAAAGATACGTATGTGACTAGTGGATTAACCTGTGACGGTATATTTAGAAAGATATGTAGTGACTATGGAATAACAAGTAAAGTAGTTACTTCAAGTAACTATATTTTACCATCTAGGGTAAGTGATAATAAAACTTTAGCCGAGATTATACAATATGCATTTGATAAAACCTTAGTTGATACAGGAGATTGGTTCATGATGAGAGATAATTTTGGAACATTAGAACACATAAATGTGTGGGAAAGTAGAACCAATTTAGTAATTGGAGATGAAAGTCTATTAAGTGATTATAATTATGAAAAGAGCATAGATGATGATACCTATAACCAGGTAAAGCTTGTTAAAGAAAATAAGAAAAGTAAGAAAAGAGAAATATATATAGTTAAAGATAGTTCTACAATTAATAAGTGGGGAATATTACAATACTTTGAAACTGTAGATGAGGATATGAATTCAGCACAAATAACTGAAAGAGCCAATATGCTACTAAAACATTATAATAAGCCTACGAAAACTCTTAAGTTAGAATGTATTGGTGATTTGAGGGTAAAGGCTGGATGTGGAGTAGTTCTTATGATAAAGGATTTAGAAAGTGATGTTCCCTATAATAAGTATGTTATTGTAAGCAAAGTAACACATAAGTTTGATAATAGTGCTCATACAATGAGTTTAGAAGTTAAGGTGGTGTAATTTATGGCAGGAGAAAAACTAGCAAGAGCAATAAAGCAATGTGCATCACAGGCAATTCCTAAAACATCGTTAACTGATTTAATGTTTGGTACTGTAACTTCAATAGATCCTTTAAAAATTATGGTTGAGAACAGGTTTGAGGTGGATAGTAATTTTTTATTACTATCTCCTTTTTGTATAGAGAAGAAAGTAAAAATTAATATACCTAGTCATAATCATACTGCAAATGCAAGTGAACACATTGTACCCAAACATAAGCATTTTTTGGACGAATCAAATTCAGAAGAAACTCAAGAAAATTCAGAAGTAACTTTAAATCATAGCATTAAACTTGTAGAAGCTAAGCCAAGCACTATTGAAGTTGTTATATGGGGAGGATTACAAGTTGGAGATAAGGTTAGTCTTTTAAGGGTAGCTGAAGGTCAAAAGTATTATGTATTAGATAGAGGAGGAAGTATATGACACCTTCTGTAAATATCAAGGTAAGTGAATTAGATGAAAAGATAGAGCCTAACTTAACGTATAAGTTGGACTTAGAGCAAAAGAGGATATACGGAAAAGTAGATGACCAAGAAGCGTGTAAGCAATCGGTTCTTAAGACGTTGTTAACGGAGAGATTTGAAAATGTAATATATAGTGAAAATTATGGAGTGGAGCTTAAGAGATTTATAGGAAAAGATTTAGATTTTATAAAATCAGATATTGAAAGAACAATCAAAGAGGCTTTATTAACAGATACTAGAATTACTCAAATAACTGATTTTAATATAGAGGAAATAAGCATTGATAGTATTCTTATAAGTTTTAAGGTTGTTACTAGCTATGGATCACTCTTTATAAGTAGTGAGGTGAAAATATGATTGGTGATGAGATAGAAAAATACACATTTGAAAATTTAATTAAAGAAGCATTAGAGAAAGTTCCTGATAATGTTGATAAAAGAGAAGGATCTATAATATATGATGCCTTAGCGCCTGCATGTTATCAACTTGCTGAAATGTATATGAATTTAAAGAATGTTGTATTAAATACTTTTGTGACTACAAGCTATGGTGAATATTTAGAGCAGAGAGTATTGGAGCAAGGATTAAGAAGGTATGAGGCTACTAAAGCTATTAAAAAAGGCACATTCACATTTGAAGATGATACTCCAGCAGTTTTACAGGTAGGTTCAAGATTTGCAACGATTATGAGTGAAGAAAACTTAATATATAAGGTTATAGGTCAATATTTGAATGAAGAAAAAGTACCAGTAAAAGGGGAGTACTTACTGGAATGTGAAACTTATGGAACTGTAGGAAATGGATATATCGGGGATTTATTACCTATAACATATATAAATAATCTAAAGACTGCTAAAATAACAACTTTAATAACTCCTGCAAGAGATAAAGAAACAGATGAGGAGCTAAGGGATAGATATATACTTACAGTAAATCAAAAGCCTTTCGGTGGTAATGTCGCACAGTATGACCAAGAAATAAGGAATATTGAAGGAATAGGGGAAGTACAGATATATCCAACTTGGAATGGTGGAGGAACTGTTAAATGTTCGATTATAGATACAGAGTTTAACATAGTTGAAGATGAAGTTATAAATAGAGTTCAAAGCTTAATAGATCCTGTAGAAAACTCAGGGGAAGGCTTAGGATTAGCACCTATTGGACATAAGGTGAAAATATGTACTCCAACAAAAGTAATTGTAAATATACAAGCAAAAATTCAAGTTTTAAATGGTTATACTATAGAGCAATTAAAAGAAGAAATAAAACAAGCCATTGAGAAGTATCTTTTATCTCTTAGAAAGAACTGGGGGATTTCTGATGATGTAAATAGATATTCATTAACTATTTATAGATCACAGATAACAGCTAAGATTCTAGGAGTTATAGGGGTAGCCAATGTAAGTGAAATTAAAATAAATAATAAGCTTGAAGATTTAGTTCTTTTAGAAAATTCAACAACTCAGCAGCTTCCTGTATTGGGAGAGGTGGTGCTTAGTTAATGGTAGATATTAAAGGTTATTTCCCTGAGATTTATGATGGAGTTTTAGAAATAGACGAATTAATAGCAAGTGAAAATAGCTTATTTGATGAACTAGAAAAAGAATTCAATAAAGTATTATTAAATCAATTTATAACTACTTGTGATGTAAGTACAATTGCAAAGTATGAGAATTTATTTAGTATAGTTCCAGATAGTAGTAAAGATATAGAATTTAGAAGAAGTAGAGTTTTAAATAGATTGGCCATGAATAGCTCTTTTACATTGAGGTTTTTAGAAGAAAAGCTTAATGAGCTAATTGGTAAGGGTAAATATAAAATAGAAATTGATTATGATAAGTATTCAATATATATAGAATCAGTAAGTTTAAATCAGGACTGGTTTAATGAAACTTATATAACTATAAATAAGATAAAACCAGCTAATATGGTATTTGTAAATAGACCAAGAATAGATTATAGAGTTTTGGCTAATGAGGAAGTATCATATGGGCAAAGAGAATATAACTACAGGTTAGGTACAAGGTGGAAGTTAGGGACTAAACCTTTCAAGTCAGTGGTTGAGAAAGGAGTAGTAAAGGTGCCAGAAGGAAAATCGATAACAGAAGAATTGCTTAATGGTTTAAGAGGAGTAACTTTAGAGAGAATACATCACATTAGAATTAATGGATCATTAGATAAGGATGAATTTATAACTAAAGAAATACAAAATAAGAATTTAGTTATTAAATATGCAGTATTAAAAAGTGAGATAGAAGAAGGGATAACCAAAGTGGAAATCTTGGATTCTAATAATAAGGTGTTAACAACGATAAATGTATATATCCCAGTAATAGAGGATTTGGAGATAAAACATATTTTAAAAATAGAGGAAGGGGTGAATGATAATGCCAATTAGAACGGACTGGACTCTAGATGAAATAGTAATGCCAGAAGATATGAATGATATCGGAAAAGAGTTAAATAGATTAAAAGAAGAAGATAAAAAGCTTGAAAATAAAAAGCTTGATAAGACTGGGGGAACTGTTACTGGAACAATAAATGCAACAAACCTTCAAGTGGGGGGAGCTAATGTTTACACAACAAGCAGAAAACCAACATCAAGCGATATTGGGGCTTCTCCAATAGGTCATAGCCATGATGATAGATATTTTACTGAAGCAGAAATGAATGAGAAGCTAAAGACAAAGGTAAGTGTAGAATCAGGAAAAGGATTATCTACTAATGACTACACTACAGCTGAAAAGAATAAACTTGCAGGAATAGCAGCAGGAGCTAATGTATACACTCATCCTTCAAGCCATCCAGCTACGATGATAACAGAAGATTCAACACATAGATTCGTGACAGATGTTGAAAAGAGTAATTGGAATGGAAAAGCACCAAAAGATGTAGCAACAACTTCTGTAAATGGATTGATGGCAGCAGCTGATAAAGTTAAATTAAACGGAATAGCCAATAATGCTAATAATTATGTACATCCTGATAATTCAAATACTAGACATGTGACTGATTCTGAAAAAAACAAGTGGAACAGTAAAGCAGATGGAAATCACAATCATTTTAAATGTGGGATTATAGATAATAAAGATCTTAATGATTATGATGGTGAAGGGTTAGTTGGCCTTACGAATAATAATTGTACTAACCAGCCAACAGGAGGATATTTTTATATATTCAATATTAAATATAATAATTCTAGCAATAACCTTAAACAAATAGCGTATGGTTACAATCAAGGGCAAATGTATACTAGATATAGAACTAGTGGTACTTGGTCAGGGTGGACTAGAATGTATTCATCTACTGACAAACCAACTCCAGCAGACATAGGAGCTTTAGGAGCAACAGCAAAAGCAGAAAGTTCCAAAACAGCAGATGCTGTAGCTTGGGCTAATGTTACTGGAAAGCCTACAGCATTAAAGAACCCTACAACTGTTAAAGTTCAGCTAAATGGTGGTACTGCTGAAGGGACAAACCAATTTACCTATGATGGAAGTGTAGCCAAAACTATTAATATTACACCGGCTAATATTGGAGCTTTGGCAAGTGGAGGAACAGCTGCGAACTCATCAAAATTAAATAATAAGTCAGAGAGTTCAGCTGGAACAGCTAATACAATAGTTTCTAGGGACAGTGCTGGAGACATTGTAGCTAGATTATTAAGAACCACATACGCTGACCAAAGTACTATGAGTGGAGCTATAGCATTTAGAACTAACAATAGTACGGATAATTACACAAGATATTGTAATAGTCCATCAGCAGTTAGATCATGGTTAGGCGCATTATCAACAACAGGTGGTACCGTAAATGGAACAATAAATGCAACTAATCTCCAAGTAGGCGGCAATAATGTTTATCATACTAATAGAAAACCAACTCCAGCTGATATTGGGGCAATCCCTGAAGCAAATAGAGAAATCAAGTTTTTTGGAAATGTCAAAAATGGTACTATTACTTTTGATAAAACAAAAATGAAAAATGGTGTCAAAGTATCTTTTATGACTAGCAACAAAATGGGAACAGACACTTGGCATTATGCTATAAACGGTAAATGGAGAGACGGTTGGACCTCAAGTCAAGAAGCAAAATATGTTTTTGACTTTACAAAGATTAAGCCTGATGGTTCTGTGTGGTTTTATGAAGTTAGAATTGTTAATGGATATAGAGCTACTATAGGAAGTACAAGATATGATGGTAGCTCTGGACTACAAATAGGAGAACTTAATACTCTTATGGTATATCTTGACCATGCTACTAATGTGTGTGATAACTTAACAGCATTAATAGAATATTATTAGAGGTGATAAAATGAGATATATTTTAGTAGATACGTTAAGGAATAATGTAGTTAATAGGATAATTATTAAGGAAGGTGGCTTTAAATTTATTCCTTCAGTTTATCCTGCTCATTTAAAAATGATAGAAGATAATAATGATAAAGTAAATTCTTATAATTATCGCTACGATGAAAGAACGCAAACTTTTATTGAGTTGAGTGAAGATGATATTAAAAAAATGTCCTATGATGCTTTGGTTGAAGAAAACATACAACTTAAATTAGCTATGGCAGAACTTTCGGAAGAAAAGGATCAAAAAATATTAGATTTAGAATTAGCGTTAGCAGAAATTGTGGAAGGGGGATTAATTTAACATGGTTAAAGTTTATGCTGATTTAGTTGAAGCTGGAGAAAGAAGTTTAGATGGAGCAGATGGAATTAAAAAAGTACCCGATAGGTATTTAGAACAAGTTAAAGAAGAACTCAAAAAAAGAGGATATGATACCAATAATAAGTTAGAGCCGATTTAGACAGGTTCTTTTTTTATATAAAAATTTTTGAAGAAAAGAGGTAATAAAAATGAAAAAATCGCAAGTACCAAAACCAATTTCTAGAATGGACTCATACTTAGCTTTTTTAAACAGAGAAGGTGTAGAGTTGCCAGAACCAATTAGCAGAAAGGAAGCGTACCTATATAATCTATGTATTGGTAATAATGTCGGAGTAGTATGGCATAATGGAACAGCAATTACAGGCAATAGTGAAGAACCAACGGCTTATGAAACAGGAATAGAATTAGCCTTAATAAATGACAGATATATAAATACAGAAACAGGGAATGTATTCATATGTACAGAAGGTGGAAATGAGAGTACTGCTAAATGGAAATATGTACAGTCACTTAAAGGACCAAAAGGTGAAAAAGGGGAGCCAGGTCAGAAGGGTGCAGATGCAGTAATCAATAAATTAAACAAAGTAGATCCATTGACAGCGGAATCTGTCACTACGCAACAAATAGCAACTGCGTTTAATAATTTAATTGCAGATTTAAAAGCAAAGGGGTATATGAATGAAGCATAAAGATTAAATTTATGCTTTTTTTATTACTAAATAAAAGGAAGGTGGTACAAATGTATGGATGATAGGGAAACACTCCAAGATGTAAAAGAAAGACTTGTAAGGATTGAGACGTTATTAGAGGGAAAGATGCACAATGTAGAAGAGAAATTAAAAGTTGCAAATCATAGAATAGATGATTTGGAAAGTAATCAAAAGTGGTTTGTGTGTGCAATTATAGGAGGGTTTATAACTCTCCTATTTACATTATTTAAATAAAAAGGAGAGATGTAAAAGTGGAAAATTTAATGAACTTTATACCAGAACAATTATTAATTCTTATTGCTGCTACCTATGTAATGGGAGTATTTCTTAAGAGGATTGAAAGCATTAAGGACAAGTATATAACAATTATACTTATGGTCTTTACAGTAGCTTCTAGTATGCTTATAAATGGCTTGTCAGTAACTTCTTTCTTACAAGGCATATTATGTTGGGGAGTTAGTGTAGGGATTAATCAAACTGCTAAACAATTATCTAAACAAGAGTAGTCAAATAGGCTACTCTTTTAATTTATTTAATAGAAGGAGGAAAAGATATGATAATAGGAATAGACAAAGGACATAGTACATGGGATAAAAGCCCGTGTGGAGCTGTAGGTTTACTTAATGAATCTAAAGAGAATAGACAAGTTGGAGATAAGGTTATACAAAAGTTAAGAGCTTTAGGCCATATAGTAATAGATTGTAGTTGTAATAGTGCTAGCTCTGTAAATGAACAGCTAGCAGCTATAGTTAATAAAGCTAATGCACAAAAGTTAGATCTATTTTTAAGCTTACATCTTAATGCTGGTGGAGGAACTGGAGCAGAGATATACACTACCAATACTAGTGGAGCTAAAGAAGAAGCTAAGAAATTAATAGAAACTTATTGTAAGAGAACAGGGTTTAGAAATAGAGGACATAAGTATAAGGAGCTATATGTTATTAGACATACCAATGCTCCTGCCATGTTATTAGAGATGTGTTTTGTAGATACAGAGAGCGATTTTAAGAGATGGAACAACTTAGGGGTAGAAACTATTGCCAATGTAATTGTAGAAGGAATTACAGGACAAATAGCAATAGAGAATAAGCCTGTAGAAAGTACTAAACCAGTAGAAAGCAAACCACAAGTTAAGGAGGAAGGAAAATTGTTAAAGGAATGTAAGAAGAACGTATTAAATTTTGGAGATAGCGGTACTTATGTATTTTTAGCACAAAGTGCTATGAAAGCATTAGGATTATATAATGGACCTATAGATGGAGAATATGGACCATCAAAAGGGAAGAATAGCTTCTACCAAGCAGTCGTAAATTTAAATGCTAAATTAGGATTTAAGAATGACAGTAATTTAGGACCAGCTTGTTGGGAGTATATTTTAACTAAGTAGTTTGTTATAATATAATTGTGCACTGTACTATACTTGGCATAAAAAGACAGTAAGTTAAAGGGGGATAAAATGAACTGTCCCCTGTCTACTATAAAGGGAGTATATCAAAATCCTTTCTTACTGTCTTTTATGTTATATAATATAAGAACAGATACCTTTATAATAATATATTCAATGCATAAAAAAATAATTCTTGTAAATAATATAAACGCTATAGTTTCAAAGCCTAAATTTATATATAAAAGGGACTAGATTATCCTATAAGATTTATCTAGTCCCTTTTCCTTGTACAAAAAATAATGTGATTTATATCTATAGCCCCTGTTGGTATTATATCATGAACAAAGGTTTTGTGGAATATAAAAATTATGATTTGTTTATCCTAGCTTGAAACTTTGTAGTCAAAAATTAATTTGGTAACTCATTGTTTTTTATTGTTTGAATAAATAAGTTGATAGCTCTAAAGTCAGTATTTATTGTGTTCTACTGTAATACATTTAAATTTAAAGTAAAATAATTCATTTCTATATAAAAAGACTAGGTCAAACTTACGGCTGACCTAGTCTATTTTTGTTTATGAAGAAAATGTAGACAATTCCTCCACTAGGGAAGTATGTATTTCATCAATAGTATAGCAAAATCAACAGTGATTGTATAGGGGGAATTTTACAATGAATATAACAAATATACTACTCTTGAATAACATATAATTAGGAAACATTTTGAAATTATATTTATTTTAAATTCATAGAATTCCAGAAAGCTAGTAAGTAATATTTTATTTACTAGTTTTTTTTATTAAATTCTTGTTAAGAATATATATTTAATATTGACCTTGAGTTACAAATATATAATAATATTAAAAAAATAAAAACAACAAAGCGTTTAATTTTTGTAACAATAATGGTTAATCTTTTTAGTAAAATAGGAGGATTAAAATGGGGAAAACAAGTGAAGCACAAAGGAATGCAGATAAAAGATGGAGAGAAAAAAATAGAGATCATGCAAATTATTTAAGGAATAGGACTAGTGCAAGATGTTTTATAAGAAATAGAGCTACATTAGAGGATATAGAAGAATTGAAACTTCTGATGGAAGAGAGAGAAGAAGCGTTAAAATGGTAAAATAATAAATTATTTTAAAGACTAGGAAGTTATAATCCTAGTCTTTAATTTTTATCACATTTTTATCACATAAGTTTTATGAAGGTATAAAAAGATATAGAAAAATATTTCATATATATAATGTAGGAAATATGAATAAACCTAAATAATAAGTTGAAATATTAAGTTATATAATGTAAGTTTTCGAATCCTGATGCCCCCCGTTCAAATCGGGGTAGGAGTACCAAAGGGCTATTGTACTAAATAATTAGTGGGTAGCTCTTTTTTGTTCTTTAGGAAAAGATAATTGTAATTGAACTGTGGATAACTTCGATATTTTAATGTTACTAAAGCTTATTTATATGAAAAGTCTAAATGAATATAAAGAGAAGATTTCCCATGAGCTTTTACTAGAAGGTGCAATTGCACCTTTTTATATTATATAAGAAATTAATATTGTTATATATGTGTAAGTGGCATTGTAGGGGATAAGTTTATAGTAGTTCAAAGTAAAAATGCAAATATATAATATTATAAAATTTAAATACTATTTTGTGTATTATAAGGAAACTAAATATAAACTATGCCAAGTGTATCATTAATAGAAAATAAATATAAAAAAGAGAATTTTAAAGAAATCAATAATTAATTAGATATAATTACATATAATACTTATGTAAAGAGAAAAAGCTGTGATAGAATAGTCCTTGTCCTTCGGGAAAGCAGTCAAAAAAACTTGAAAAAAGTTGTTGACAGCGAAAACGAAGAGTGATAAGATAAAAAAGTCGCCGAAGGGCGTAGAGATCTTTGAAAATTGAACAGAATATAAAGTTAAAAACCAGCAATTCTTTTTTACGAGTA